CCAGAAGTGATGCTACCTGAGTTTAATGCACCTACAGTTGTTACATTTGATAATGTGTCTAGTGCTGATTCAAAGTAAGTCTCAAAGTCTGTGAGAGCTACCTGCTTCATAGTTCCTGCATCGTTGACTACTACTCTGTCAGCATCTGCTAGTGTGGTAGAAGTAGCTGTAGTATCTCCGTCAATGATGTTAAGCTCTGCAGCTGTAGCTGATATAGCTGTACCGTTAAAGTCAATAGCATCTAAGTAGGCAGTGCCATTAATGTATATATCTTTCCACTGCTTGCTTGAAGAACCAAGGTCATGTGTATTGTCATCATCAGGTATAATGTCAGAGTCTACTTCTCCACCAAACACGATGTTGTCTGTATCTGCATCACCTAGTGTAAGTGTACCACCATTAAATGTAGTTGTACCTGTAACAGTAAGGTTGCCACCTATATCTAAGTTACCTGAGATGTCAGCATTACCGTTGATGTCAATAGTTGTTGCAGCTATCTGTACCTCTGTGTCAGCTACAATGTCAAGTTGTCCGTCAGTGCTAGAGTTAAGATATATGGCTGTGTCACGGAACTGTAGCTTTTCTGTGGATGCTACAAGTATGTCATCAGAAAACTCAAAGTAGTCTTCGTCTTCCATCCACTTGAGTACACCGTCATTGTCTTCACCATCAAATGTTACAGTGATATCTGTTCCTGCTGTGCCATCTCCAAGTGTAAGAGATGTGCCAAGCATCTTAGTAATAGGACCACCTTCGGCTGTAGTACCGTCATGTGTGTGTCCTGTTGATGCGGCAAAGGCTGCTAATAACTGATTAAATTCGTCATTAGTGTGGGCAGCCGTGATAACATCACCGTCACTGTATGTAGACTGTCGTGTGTATGTTGCTCCCATTTATCTTCTAGCTCCTGTTTGATATTCCATCTGAAATCCCCTAAGTGCGTAAGGGGCTGTTGTACCATTGTCATCAACTCGTACAGCCACTGTAAATCCTGAACCTTCTACTGACTGTCTAAGCAGTGGTTCTGACTGTCCACCGTATGTAGCCGTTCCATAAACACCTGAACCGTATATAGCCACAATGTCACTTGCTGTGAGTGAGTAAGCTGCAGGTCTTGGACTATCTGGGTCTTCATAGTCATAGCGTAGAAACATATCAGCACTAATTGCAGCTTCAGGTTTATAGCTTACAAGAACACGGTGCATGTGTTTACGTATTCCTGCATCACCAAAACTTAAATCAGGACTTCTATATTTACCTGCTATTGCTGTGCCATCAAAGTCATTGCCTGATTCTTGCTGATATATGTATCCACCTTCACCACCGTGTATAACTATTGTTTCTGTAGCTGTAGATACTGTATCTGTAGATGTAGGTCGTATTCCTTTTAGCTGTGCAAACTCAAATGCTTGTCCTCTCAATGATGTTGTCACACCTTCTGTAGCAGACTGCGCTACACCTGACTTTGTAAAGAACACTCTGTACTGTGTTTTATTTGGTATTACAAGTGATCTAAATCCACTAGCATTTGCAATGTTATCATTAAACACAGATTGCACAGGAGAGCTTATAGTGCCAAGTTCAACGTCACCAATTCTTGCTGTACCTGCAACGGTTCTTAATCCGTCTGGTGCTAGGAATATTAAGTCACCTGCAAATTCCTGTATTGTTTGTCCGTTTACACATCCGATGTTTCTAGTTACAGGTGCTACAGCAAAGTTACTAGAGGACGTTCCTGTTAGTTTAAATATTCTATCTTCACAGAATATAAACAAATCTTCACGGAAAACTTTAAGACCTGTTATTGTATCGTCTACCTTGAAGCTACCTGCTCCATTACCTGTTGTAAAATCATCTTCATCAAACGGTACACTAAACACAACCTCTTGTTTGCTATTAGCCATGCCACCATAAAACATATGGTCTTTAAATGCTACTACAAACTTTGCACCTGTTACGGCAGTGCTAACTTCTCCACCTCCACCTGAAGATACATCTGTAGCTGCAAATGATGTATTAAATACTGTAGGTGCATTGTTTCCATCTGCAACTATTAACTTGTCGTTGCCATCAAAGTTAAATCTTTCAAAGGTATATACACCTGCACTTGTTCTGCCACTATCTCGTTCTGTCCAAGATCCACTTCCTGATGAAGCAGTAAATATTTTTTCACCTCTAGCTGCAACTATCTTATCATTAAATATGCAAGATAGTAATACTTCTTCTGTTGATGCACTTGTCTGTGGCACTACGTTAGTATTATACTTAGCAAATCCATTTATTCGTCTGTAGCCACCGTTGATATCAGGCTCAAAGTTTATAAGCTCAAGTGCTTCTCCGGGTTGCATAGCAAACGTAGATTTATTTAAGACTAATCCTCCCTGCAGTGGAAATGTTGCAGGAGTTGTTTGTGATAAATCAGGCATACTAAGATACTCTTGGGTTTAAGTCTAATACGTTTGTAGGTGTTCTTGGTATATATGTAGAACGTAAATACTCAAATTTGTTTACTAATAGTGTTTGCATGTTTTTGATACCTTGCTCAAATCGTGCAAAGTTAAGCTGATACTGTGCTGTTTCTCCTCTGTACTGATATACAAAAGCTGTAGCTCCATCCACTATTATTGCATCAAATCGTGCAGGTATACTCGTTGTGTCTGTTTCTGCTGATAGGTCTGTGGGAAAAGTGTAGTAATCAAACTTTACAGAATAAGACTTAGTAGGAAAAGGGTAGAAAAGATAATTGTTGTCTGGAGATCTAACCACATATCTAGGAATTCCTCCTTCATCAAATTGTGCAACTTGTGTTGCGTCAGAGTGGGCTGAAGCTGTTGTACCACCTGCTCCTCGTGTAGCACCTGTAAAGGTTGTTGATGTAGTGCCTGTATAGGTTATCTCTTCATTACCTATGTGTATTGTACCTGCACTATCAAAGCCTGTCGTACTAGCTACAGTAACTGTTGTTGCTGAGTCTGATAATGAACCATCTAATGTTGTTGTTGAGATGGTATCTTCTTGGGTAATATAATTATTTATATAATCATTATACTGTAGTATGCCTAACTTATATCCACTATTCCCTAAGTCTTCATCTTTTACTAATCTAAATGTATTATAGTCTACATGTTTAGTTGATGTTGGCAAACTGTATCTAACTGTACCTGCTGTAAGTGTCTTTGTTTCTGTTGCGTGGTTAAAAGGATAAGCAAACTCTTTTTGATTAATGTACCGTATGGCTTCATTTACGGCATTTTTAGCTTGAGTTTGTATGCCCCTAGCATTAGCAAAAGTACCTGTTGTTAGCTGTACTTCATTTAATCTTGCAAGCGTACTGTTAATTAATGTTATATACGTACCAGACATTAATATCCTTTCTTAGGATTGTTTGGTCATATCTAATATGATGTTATATGTTTCTGTGTTTGCAGCCCCAACAGTTGTAAACATAATGTCACCTGTTTTACCTGAACCTGCATTATTTTGTAATCCACCAAAGCTAGAGAAGTCGTAATATCCTTCAGTATCTAATAATTTGTATGCTTCTACATCTGTAGTCGCATCCCAAAGTATTTGCACTTTCATTCCGTCATTTACAAAATGTATTCTATCTATCGTTACACCTGTGCATGTTGCACCTTTTTCACCTGCAGTGAATGAACTTACGTCTACCTTCTTAACGGCACTTTCTCCTGTACCGTCACTTACATTAGTGAACTTCATAACTAATCTGTAAGGTGTATCTAGTATTGTTTGTGATGTGACTGTATCTGCCATTAGTATTCCTTTATATTAAAATAGAGGGCAAGCTTTCACCTGCCCCCTAAATTATAATTTATGCAAGCTGATCCCTGCCCACTTCGTCAGCTTCCATCTCACCGATGTCACTAACGTCCTGTAGGACAGCATATACTCTGATCTTACCTGCAGAAAATGAAGCTCCACTTCCTGCTAATGTTAAGTCCAAAGTATCGTCTGAAGTGATAACTAAATCAGCAGACACGGTAACACTAGGAGCATAAGCTCCGTCAGATGCACCGTCAATGTCAAATGCAGTTACATACTCGTTATCATCTGCACCAGTGCCAAGGGCAGCAGTTGCGTCAGTACCAGTATTCATAGTTGCACTTGTTGTTACCTGAAAACCTGCAGCAATAATTTTGGTGTTTGCAGGTACAGTAATACACTGCACTACATCACCGTTAGGATTAATGCTGTTAGCTGTTAGGTCAACGATTTGTTGCACATAATATGGCTGTCTTCCACGAGAAGAAGAACCATGAGTATTTGCAAGAGTTGCTGTAATTGTAGCCATGATTTACCCTCCCTTAGAATTTTGAGACATATATAGCACGAGTAAGTGCTTCAGGTCGTAATATTTTACGTCCATAGAGATGCATACCTCTGACGATGTCAGCAAAGCTGTCAGGGTCACGATATGTCTCTGTTTTGTTGATTTGCTCTGCAGTGGCTACTGCTGAACTATGTCCTGCAACGATTACACCAAAGTGGCTTGATCCTGTAGAAGTAGCTCCTGTTGGACCATCACCGACTTCAGGTAGGTTGTTTGACATAAACACTTTGAAGCCATGCAAGTTGCTAAAGATCATTCCATTTTTGAGTTCGTCCTTTGAAGAAACAAAGTCACCATTCATAATTCTGGAGTCTTCATCTTTTAGCAATTCAGCAAAGACTGGGTCGATTACAAGCC